TACTTATGTAAAAGATAATAACGTATTTGTAAACGAGACTATTGAGGAGGTTGAGTATAAACCTTTAGATAGTTTAAAACCAATGGTTATAAATGGTAAGTCATATACAAACACGGTTATAAAGTCAAAGAAAAAAAGTTTAGTTAAAATAGATAAAACCAAAGCTATAGCTAAAATATCTTCTTTAAAAAAGTTAAATGTAAAAAAAGAAGCTACTAAAAAAGTGTTTGTTAAGAAAGTTGATAAGAAAACAAACTATTGGATGTATCTTTGGTTTTTATTACCAGTTATTATTATATGGATAATAGATAGATACGGTAAGTTAGTATTTCCATTTACAAAGTTTTTTAAATAAAAATAACTATATTTGCATATTAATTTAATAAAATACATATGAAATCTGAAAAGAAAATCGCAGACATGGTAGAAAACCGTGTATCAGAGCACCAATTAACTAAATTACGTGGCTTTGAAGACTCTTTCGCCAAAGGAAGAGATATGGTTGGAGGATTAACACTTCAATATGAATTTAACAAATCATCTTTACTTTCTCAAATTGCAGAACTTGACAAGGATTTTGCCAAGTTTAAGTCTGATTTAAAAGACCAGTATGGTGAAATTGATATTGATTTAGCCACTGGGGTTTACACTCTAAAAGAAGTTAAAGAAGAATAAAACATAAGCCATCCTAACCGATGGCTTTTAAAATTTAATCAAATGCAAGAAATAAGAAAAGTCAGCATAGGAAATGACTACAAGAATTCTATGCACTACGTTGTTGGACAACCTGTGTTTGGCAACTATGTAATACATGTAATACAAAGAGTAGAAACTGGTGTTATTATATGGATAGAAAAAGATAAAGAGGTTCTTTGTTGGAAAGAAATAAACAACAATACTCCAATGGTATTAGAATTTAATATCAACTTCTAATGAGGTCTCCTTATAACTTTATAATATCTCCAATAGGAGATCAATATTCCAATACAAAGAATATAGGTGGTGTAGAGGTAACTTTTAATACTTCTTTAGATTTAGCTAAATATGTAAATAGAGTTGGAGTTGTTATTGAATTACCAACTTACTACAAAGGAAATATAAAAGTAGGGGATATTGTTGTTGTTCATCATAACATATTTAGAACTTATCATGATATGAAAGGTAGACAGACTAAATCTCCAGAATTCTTTAGAGATGATTTGTATATTGTTAGTCCTGATAGGGTTTATCTTTATAAGTCAAACGGAATATGGAGGTCTAACTTAAACTACTGTTTTGTAAAACCAATTGCTAGAATACAAAATGAATTACTACACTCTACTGATAAAGAAGAGAAACATGTAGGAGTTGTTGTATATCCTAGTAGCAACCAAGAAGATAACTTAAATCTTAAGAGCGGTAGCTTTGTGGCTTTCACAAAGAACAGTGAATATGAGTTTGAAGTAGATGGCGAAAAGATTTACAGAATGTACGATAGAGACGTTGTAATATAATTAAATAAATTATGAAACACGATCACGCACAACTAAAAGAAATGATCATAGAAGCCGCTTATAAGTCCGTTATAGAGCTTATAAAAGTATTGGCTGATGAAATCATATCTGATGATACACTTGACGATATATCTGCTGATAAAATGAGGAATGCTGTTTTAGCAAAGAAAACTGCTTTAGACGATGCGTTTTATATCTTATCAAAGATAGAGAGTGAAAAAAATATGCTTGAAGGTAATCAAAAAGAAGAAGTAGATGAAGTCAAATTCCAATCATTCGCAGAAAAAAGAAGTAAAGGAAGATAATAGTCTATTCAGAATTATTGATAAGATAGACTCAAAAGATATTGATAGATTAAACAAGAAGAAAGAATGGAAGTATGGGTATAATCCAGAGTTCGATGTTGTTGTTATATCTAAAGACGGTACTATTGGAGAGGTTTATGAAATACAGGGATTACACGTAGCATTACCTTCTACTCCTAAAGGAGTGTATAAGAGAGATAGAAAGAAAGAGGAACAGTATTGGAGTCCTTTTGAATATCCTAAAGAACTACAGAAAATAACATCTGTATTCCAATGGAATGAATATCCGAATGAATTCAAAAACAAATACGTTGAGTATATAGAGAATGAATTTGACAGGAGAGATGAAGGTTTTTGGTTTTACAATAATGGTAATCCAACGTATGTAACTGGTACTCACTACATGTACCTTCAATGGACAAAGATAGATGTTGGTCATGCTGAATTTAGAGAGGCTAATAGAATATTCTTTTTGTTTTGGGAAGCTTGTATTGCAGACGAAAGAAGTTATGGAATGTGCTATTTGAAAAATAGACGTTCTGGTTTCTCATTTATGTCTTCTGCTGAATTAGTAAATACAGCTACACTTGCACGTGATAGTCGTTTAGGTATCCTATCTAAGACTGGTAATGATGCTAAGAAGATGTTTACAGATAAAGTTGTCCCTATCTCTGGTAACTATCCTTTTTTCTTTAAACCAATCATGGATGGTATGGATAAACCTAAAACTGAATTAGCTTATCGTGTACCAGCTTCTAAAATAACAAAGAATAATATGTCTTCTTTAAAGGATGATGTAGATGGTCTTGATACTACAATTGACTGGAAGAATACTGCTGATAATAGTTATGATGGGGAAAAGTTATTAAGACTTGTTCATGACGAGAGCGGTAAGTGGGAAGTTCCTAATAACATTCTTAACAACTGGAGGGTAACTAAAACTTGTTTGCGTTTAGGTAGAAGAATTATTGGTAAATGTATGATGGGTTCTACATCAAACTCTATATCAAAAGGTGGGGGGAATTACAAATCATTATACAATGATTCAGACGTTACAAAAAGAAATGCAAATGGACAGACACTTAGTGGACTTTACGCTTTATTTATCCCAATGGAGTGGAATTTTGAAGGATATATTGATATATATGGTCAACCAGTTTTTAGAACGCCTGAGAAGCCAATTAGAGACATTCAGGGAGGTTTTATTTACACAGGGGTTATAGATTACTGGGAGAACGAAGTTAGTGCCTTAAAAAACAATTCTGACGCTTTAAACGAATTCTACAGACAATTTCCAAGAACAGAGAGTCATGCGTTTAGAGATGAAGCTAAAAACTCTTTGTATGATTTAGCTAAGATATACGAACAGATAGATTACAATGATGGATTAGAGATAAATAGAATTGTAAATACTGGTAAGTTTGCTTGGAAGAATGGTATTAAGGATAGCGAGGTTATTTGGATTCCTAGTAAAGATGGTAATTTCAAAGTTACTTGGTTTCCTAACAAAGATATGACCAATAAAATAGAGATCAAGAATGGTAAAAAATATCCAGCGAATGTACACGTAGGTGCTTTTGGATGTGATACTTACGATATATCTGGAGTAGTAGGTGGTGGTGGATCTAAAGGATCATTACATGGTTTAACTAAATTCAATATGGATGATGCTCCTAGCAACTTCTTCTTTTTAGAATACATTGCTAGACCTAGAACATCAGAAGAGTTTTACGAAGACTGTTTGATGGCTTGTGTTTTCTATGGTATGCCAATACTAATTGAGAATAACAAGGTTGGTCAATTAAGATATTTTTACAATAGAGGATATACTGGATTCTGTTTAAGAAGACCAGATAAGCATAAAAATGATTTAAGTTCTTCTGAAAAAGAACTAGGAGGTATACCTTCATCAACTCAGGTAATTGAATTGCACGCAAATGCATTAGAAGCTTATATAGATCAGTACGTCGGTATTGATTATAGTGGTCAATTTAGAGAGGCAGGAAAGATGGGTAATATGTTCTTTAATAGAACGTTATTAGATTGGGCAAACTACGATATAAGTAATAGAACTAAGTTTGATGCAACTATTAGTAGCGGTTTTGCTATAATGGCTAATCAAACGTATGTATCTAAGCCCATTAGAAATAATAAAGAAATAATGTTTAATTTTGCAAGATATTCCAATAAAGGATTACAAAGCGAATTATTAAGATAATATGACTCAAGATTTCTCATTACCTAATGTATATTTTCCAGATCAATTAGCTGACGACGCTACCAAACTAAGTAAAGAGTATGGAAGAAGTGTGGGTCACGCTATTCAATCGGAATGGTTTAGAAAGACATCTCAAAATGGATCTAGGTTTTACACCAATAGAGATCACTTTCATAAGTTAAGATTATACGCAAGAGGAGAACAGTCTGTTCAAAAATACAAAAAGGAGATGAGTGTCAATGGTGATATATCATATCTTAATGTAGATTGGACGCCAGTTCCTATTATACCTAAATTTGTTGACATTGTTGTAAACGGAATGTCTAGTAGACAATACGAAGTAAAAGCTGAGGCTATAGACAGTATGTCTTCTGCAAAAAAAGGAGCGTATAAATATGAGCTTGAAAAAGCTATGGTTGGTAAAAACATATTGAAAGATGCTAAAGATTTACTTGGTATCGATATGTATCCAATACCAGAAGAAGATATGCCTGGAAGCAAGCAGGAGCTTGATCTTCATATGGAGTTTTATAAAGACGAGATTGAAGTCGTTGAAGAAAAAGCTATCGATAATGTATTTAAACTAAATAACTACGATTTAACAAAGAGAAGGATAGATGAAGACGCAACAGTTCTTGGACTGTCTGCTGCTAAACACTCTTTTGATACACATAATGGAATCAACATAGAATACTGTGACCCAGCTAATATGGTTTGGTCTCCAACAGAAGATCCTACATTCCAAGATTGTTATTATTTTGGAGAAGTTAAGAATGTAAATATTACAGAGCTTAAAAAATTAAATCCTAATCTTAGTCAAGAAGAGATTAAAGAGATAGCTAAGTTAGCTTCTAAATGGGATTCTTATCAAAATATACAAGGTGGTAATGTTGCTGAAGGTAACTTAAACAACAATAGCGCTACATTATTATTCTTTGCTTTTAAAACAGATATGAATATTGTTTACAAAAAGAAAAAGAATGGTAATGGTGGAGAGAAAGTTATTAAAAGAGATGACTCTTTCCAAGGACCTAAAACAGGAGATGCTCAATTTGAGAAACTATCTAAAAGAATAGATGTTTGGTTTGAAGGAGTATTGGTTTTAGGAACTAATCACATACTTAAGTGGGACGTAATGAAGAATATGGTTAGACCTAAGTCTTCTATATCTAAAGTTTACCCTCCTTATGTATTATCAGCACCAAGAATGTACAG